TCAAACTTATATGTCGCGCCTTCTACTAAATTTAAATTAGCTTGAAGATTACTGTCTATATAGTATTTATTACCGCTTCCGGGATTAGCTACGGTTACAGTAAAAGTCGTAGTCATTACGCAATCCTAATTAACGCACTGTTTGCATCGTTTGTAGGCATTTGGATAGTAAAATCTCCAGCACTAGATGACTTGTCTCCGCCAAAATTAATAACCGCTACTGAAGGATTTGCAGCATGATTTGTTGTTGAGCCAGTTCCAGCGGTGGATAACGTACTGTTATATATCAGAGCGCCTCTTGCATTACTGATTGTTGAGTTTGCCCAAGTAGTATTCGCACAATCAACAAAAGCTGTTGGAACAGCACTACTATTATCCCCTAGTCCAATTGTTATACTGGCTAATGTATTACCACCAGCCGTGTAATTTGTCCCACTAACTTCATTTCCAGTAGTATATCCAGTAGTATCAGCATCTATAGAAGAGCTATTAGTAAACATTGCTATTTTAATAGCATCAGCCGAAATAGCACTAGATCCTGTTCTGGTATGAGCAGTTAAAAAATGAATACCTGCTAAAGCCTCTCTTTTAAATGTTCCGCATATCCCGGAAGTACCAACTGCCATGTCAAAGTCTCCTTATTATTTCAGCCATATCATTATGACCTTGCTTTTTTAATAAAGCCCCAATTGTTGTACGTTCACTAATCGCCATACTTTTCATATAATATATTAGTATTTCTTTCAACTTATCTCTATGAGCCATAGCTTGATCTCGTATGACGGGAGGGGCGCTATCACTGACAGATATTATCTTATTTAAAGCCATGTCCGCTATCTGTTCCGGAGAGTGACCTGAGTTATTAGAAGTATATACCATAACACCGCCTAGTTTTGAAGCACTGTTTGTATCAAACATCATTCTACCTCTCTTCTAACTCTATCGTATCTATATTGATCTCGAGTATCTCTTCCTTCGCCAAGATTCTTTAACCATCTCATAGCTTCCTGAAATCTGCCATTATAAATACTTAGTAAGGCCTCCTCGCCTTTCATAAAAGTGTAAGCCTCAACCAAAGCCCCGTATAGTAACGCCAGTTCTGCATTTTTAGACAACCAAGTTTCCCCACTATCTGCTCCTTGCGTAAGAGAGTTTGGTCGATAGTAATAATGAAGCTCTACGTCATATTCTGTACTAGGTGTAGGGGCTAACATGAGAGATGTATCGTCCCAATCCCCATAATAAAGTGGTACGCCAGTTGTGGCAGGATTAGGTGTGTAGTCTTGTAAGAAAGTAACATGCTTGTACAATAAGAAGTTGTTGTTAGAATCGTTAACAACACTTAACGACATAGTCGATAAATAATCAGATGGTTTTGCAAGAAATTTATTTCCGCCTGAAGCCGTTCCTGTTTGATACTTTCTAAATACGTCCAATTGTACTGATTTAAAAATTCGTTCTTCCGCATTAATGATAAACCTAGGAAGTTGGCTAACAAAAGTAGTTTCTGTGTTTTGGGTGTAATCTTGTATTGCCGTTTTTAAAGTTGCTAATGTATAAGCCATATTACGCACTCACCGTTACGGGTCCCGCAGAAGAAAAAGATCCGCCACCCTTTACGCCACCAGTAGTGGATGTTTCGGAAGATCCACTACTACTGACATTAAATGTATAACTATTAGACTGACCGCCTCCACTGCCCTCAACTTTCGTTATAGAATATCCTGTGCTGTACTCTATCGCAGAAGATGTAAAGCCGTCGAAATTGACTACAGTTCTAAAACGTACAACGTCTCCTGTTTCTCTGTTATGTCCAGGTTCTGTTACAGTTATAGTACTACTTCCTGCGGTCCCCGTCAAAAAAGCATTATCCTGCAATAACACCTCAACTTCAGGTTCTACTCTATCCGGTCGAGCGTTTCTCAAGGCTTCTGGATCAGCCGTAGCTTTTCTAGGATTTAGTTGAGGTTGTTTAGCTTCAAATTCATCTCTTCCTACTAACAGTCCTGTCCATTCTTTTAACATATCTTTAATTTTATAAGCCCTACCGGAACGGTCTGATATTCCCTGCGAGTGTTTCCCTGAGGCATATCTAGGCATTATTAAATACTTAAAGAGGCATAGGAGGGGACAAGACGTAATCCAACTCTTTCGCCATCTTCGGAGGCAGCTCTTTGAAACTCTTCCTCATATATATCTTTTAATAGAGCGATTCTATCCGGAGCTTTTTTAACGGCCAAGTAGTAAGCTAGTCCTGCCGTCAAGCAAGGAAGAAATCTAAAAGGTACATCTGCGTCGTTAACGCCCTCGTCGGTATCTTGTATTCTTTTCACTCTGTAGTAAATAAGTTGATCCGTTGAGTTCTCAGGAACAGCCCATAACGTAATAGTAGGGGTAATCTGTCTATTAACATAAAACTGAGAGGGCCTACCTTGGGTAGTCTTGTTAGATATTCCTGCGTAATCTGACCTACCAATTCTTGTTATCCCTAAGTCCGATCCACTACGCCTTATCGTAACCTCTAAAACATCTACTGTAGACTGTACATCAACAAGGCTTGGGGCAGACGTAACGGTTGTGGCCGCTGAACTAGATGATCCTACAAGAGCTTCCGTAGCCACAAAAGTGCCACTAGGAACAGTTATAGTCATAGTGGTAGCAGAAGATAAGGTTATGATATTTGCTGTAGCACCCGCCGCACCCGTTATTACTTCTCCTACAGTAAAAGCCCCGGAAGCTCCTACGGTTAAGGTAATGGTTCCTAATGGATACGTATCTACGGAGGATGACGATGATAAACGTGCTAAAGATTGCGTTATCTGTTCAACGGTCCATAAGTTAAGACCTCTATTTGCCCATTCTGCAAAAAGAATATTTAAAGACCTTCTAGCGGTAGCGGCATCGTACCCTGTACGTAACTCTAAGCCGCATCTTTCAAAAGCTTCTTCCGTAACTTCAGCCATATTAAGATTGAAGTCATATGATCCAGAAGTTGCCATTTTTATCTCCTTAAAGGACTATATCATCCTTTCATTAACGAATCTATTTTATTCTCTAGTCGATCAAATCGATCATGAAGTCTGGATATGTCTTTTGCAAGGTCACCTTTTGAAACATAATCTCTAGCAACCTCTTCTCTAGTTTTGTTTAAAAGTATATCTAAACGTTGAACTGTAGCATGGTGACTCTTTAAAAAAAAGATAGAAATGGCCCCTGCTATTGTAAGAACACCGTTCCACATGTAAGAGGTCATATCATCCATTTTAGTAATTCTTAGTAACTTCTATAATAATACTGTAAGTATCCCCTGAAGTATGCGCCACCGTAGTCAGTAAGATATCCCCTGTCACGCCATCTCCAGCATAGTTGGGTAAGCCTCCTACTTGGCTAGACAAGTCTATTGTGTCTGAATAATCAGCAGGAAGACCTATAGCAACAACATTCGTGGTGGCATCGTAAAGTAAAGTTGCTGACATCCCTACTGTTGAAAAAGTAATATTACTAATACTAAGAGAGGATATTGGAGTTCCTTCAGCGTTAGTAGCTAGAGTAGACATATCAATTTTTTTGACTGCCGCCTCTCCCGATCCGTCACTAAGATTTGTTAAGTAAAAAACAGCCTTCTTAGGACCATCTTGTAGCTTCGTTATATTAACTGCATCTGCCATAACTGTATCCTTAGTTATTTATAAAAAGACGGGGGTTGAAGCCCCCGTCTATATTATTAACCATTAGCATAATCAACGTTCATGCCAGTTATGCGAATCCAAATCTTACCCGCAGTATAGGCAGCATTTGTAGCCGCCCCTGCAACAAGATAGACGTACTTTTTAGATAAAGCGGCCATAACAGCGCCAGAATCAACAGCGTTATAATAACCTAAAGTAAGGTCACCATTATTCATCATCTGGGTTGTGGTGGTAGGCGCGGTGCCTCCAGCGGTTGTCCCTGTAGCGGAAATATCTACGTTAATATCTGGATCACCGCCTGTTGGCACTTCTACGCAACCAAACTCAAGGAGAATAGGTATACCGTTAACTTCTTTAGTTAATTCTGCGATATAAGCATTAGCTTCAGTTCCATCACCAATAACTCGATCCACCGAAGCAGAACCGTCAAAGCCGCCATGAAGATCAACAAGAATAGAGGTTACAATAGTACCGCCAACCTTGTTAACAAAAGT